CTAACTTCTGCTCTGCTACCGTTAATGTTATTTTCATTATTATGCTCCACTTAGATAGTATGACTGCTCAATTGTGAGTCGTCCTATTTCTTCAGGCAATACTTGTCATTAAGATGGTTTGGGATACCTATGAGATATACCTTACCAACAGTATGCTATTTGCTTGATCCACTTACACAATTTGCCGCAACTATTTATCATCCTTGATTGGCTAGTCAGCCCCCTGTTGTGTATCCGCTTAATCGGTTTGTACCTTGGCATTGCGCTGCTTCGGTCAGTCCCATCATTCCTGTGCGTAAGTGCTATCCTACGTTTAAAGCCAGTAGTAGGCATGAGCTTTGTTTTTTCGAGTGGCAACGCTAAAGAAACCCACATTATGGTGGATCGAGTAAGCGAGGGTAGAGAAGGGTTGCAGGCCATTAACACGTTTGATAAACTACACTTGTGTTGGCGCTGGATTTTCTTAACTGTCTTCGCTGGCTCGAACGAGGGTACAACCTCTTCACCAACACACCTATTCTAGCCCCTTGCTCCATTTCGGTCAAGGGGCTTTTTCTTGCTACAAAGTTAGTCCAGCAATTATAGCGCCTAAAGCACCACCACCAACCGCTGCAATAATCATATCACCAACAGTAAATGTAACCTTCCTAGCAATGGCCTTACGGATCTGCTTAACCTCTGCTGGGCCTACTGGTGTAGGGTCTAGCTTGAATGGTACAGTCTTTAGACGCATACGAGTCTTACTAAGGTTAACGCTAACAGCGGCTTCAGTACGACCTAGCTTCCTAGCGATGTACTTATGCGACCTACCTAGCTTATGTTCATCCCAAGCCCAATTGCTATCGGATAAAGTCCACGTTGTATTCTGCTGATTTGTTTTAGTTAAAGTCATTTTAATGCTCCAGTTTAATACTCAGATTGATCGTCAATGTAATGTTCTTCAATTACATCATCGCCATACGCCCCTTTAAAAGCCTCCATTAGCTTAGATCGGGCATATTCTTTAGCGTCATCATTGCCCATAACGAGCATTGAAAACACATTGTCCTTTTCTTCGTCATCCATTTCTTCTAACAATTCAAAGATGGTTACTTTATGACCAAGAACGAAAACAGTACCTGTAGTGTGCAATTCCCAGAAAAGGTCTTCACGGGTTTCTATAATGTTGGTTTCGTTTACGTCTACATCATCGTATGGGTTGTACATGGCGCTGCTCCGTTCTTGTTAATGTCCGTCTACCTTACTCCTATCAAATCAGTAATGCAAACCTTTTTGTATCTTTTCTTATATTGGCTGTTTACATCTATACTAAATGTGTTTACAATAGCTGGGTAGGTTAAATAACTAGGAGCAATAATAATGAAGCAATCAGAATCAATAACAGACCTTGCAACGGCACTATGTCTTGCACAGGCAGAAATGGGTGGAGCTGTTAAAGACAGTAACAACCCTTTCTTCAAGTCCAGCTACGCAGACCTTGCCAGTGTCATTAAGGTAATGAAGGGGCCGTTTGCAAAGCATGGCTTATCTTATGTCCAACTGCCTATTACCTCAGAAGGTGGTAAAGGTGTCGGTGTAGTTACTATGCTTATGCACAATTCAGGTCAGTGGCTGCAAGGTGAGTACCTATTACCTATGGACAAGGTATCAGCACAGGGCGCTGGTAGTGCCATTACTTACGCAAGAAGGTATGCACTTTCAAGCCTCTGCGGCATTCCACAGGTTGATTTGGATGCCGAAGATATCACGGTTCACGAAGAACCTGTTGTGCTAGACAAGATTAAAGAAGAACCATACAAGCGAGTTAGCAAGAAGCTGACACAGGATGTAGTAGCTTTAGTGGTATCTAGCCAAGCATCTGGTGAGACTAGCGTATTAGTTGAGGCTCTTGGTGAGCTAAAAGAACATGAGAAGCAGGTTATCTGGAAGCAGCTAACAGGCGATCAACAAGAATTTGTACGTTTAACTAAGGAGATGTAATTATGAGTGACTACGATAACAACAACACTGGCGCATTATTCAAGAATGATAAAAAAGAATCAGACCGTCATCCTGACTATAGCGGTAGTTGTGAAGTGAATGGTGAGCAGATGTGGATGGCTGCTTGGATCAAAACTAGTAAGAATGGCAAGAAGTTTATGTCGTTTGCCTTTAACCCTAAAGTTGAAAAGGCTGAAACACCAAAACCTGCTGCAGTTAGCGGCATTGACGAAGATGACGACATACCGTTTTAGCAGACCAAAAAAAAGCCCTCTTCTTTAAGGAGGGCTAAGGTTACTTCTGGAGCAAAATCATCATAACACACAAAGGGGAATAAGTATGAATATCGACACAGGGGCTTCATTAAGAGTAGCACAAGCTAAGGCTAAATGCTCTGGATCTGAGCTAGCTAGGGCGTTTAAAGTCCATCCACAGCAAGTTATGCGCTGGCGTAACGGTAGTGACATGAAAGTTTCACTAGCCACACGTTTTGCGAGTTACTTTGAGCTAACATTGAGCGAGTTTATCGCGTTAGGTGCAGATAATGGCTGATCTAAAGTTCACGGTTACTGTTGATAACGTCAAAGCTGAGATGCTGAAGGTTTGGGATATGGCTAACAAGGGTCTAAAGAGCGGTGAAGCTGTCATCGTCACCCTAGGCCGTGAGCGTCAGTCTAGGCTACAAGAGAAATGCCAACACGCTATGATAGGTGACATACAAAAGCAGGCTATTAGAAGTGGAGGCAGTAGTACAGTGGCTCAATGGAAGGATCTTCTTGTATCTGAGTTTGCCAGAGAGAAGCAGTTAATGGGTGAGCCTTTAAGTGAGGGTAATTCATTCTCGATTAGTTTGTGTGGAACCTACATGGTCGCACATAGACCAACCACTAAAAGCTTCAATAAGAAGATTGGCAGTGAGTACATTGAGTACATATTCGTAAAGGGTGCTGAGTTTGGGGTAGAATTTACCGACCATTCATTAGAAGCATACGAGACTCAAAAGCAAGCTAATGGCTAACGCTAAAAAGAAGTGCCGAGCCTGTAAGGAATACTCACCAGTTGAGTCTGGCATTAAGGTTCCGTTAGGCTGGTTCTGCTCTATGTCATGCGTGGTAGAACATGGTAAAAAAGGCGCTAGAACAGCGTCAGACAAGCGTAAGCGTGAAACCCATACCAAACTAAGGGCAGAGCTTAAAACGGCTTCTGAGTGGCGTACAGAAGCTCAGACAGCCTTTAACGCCTACATAAGATGGCGTGATAGAGCAGAACCTTGTATAAGTTGCGACTCAATGGGCGAACACGCTGGATTTGGCGGTTACTGGGACGCTGGACATTATCGCTCTAGGGGCGCTGCTAGACACCTATCCTTCCACCAGCACAACTGCCATAAGCAATGCCACAAGTGCAATCGGTATCTGTCAGGTAACGTGGTGGAATACCGTATCAGGCTGCTAGACCGAATAGGGCTAGATAAGGTAGTTATACTTGAGAATAACAATGATACGGTCAAGCACGACATAGCCTACCTAGATAGGATCAAGAAGGTGTTCAAGGCAAAGCTAAAAATAAAGAGGTCATTTGATGCGTAAACTAAAGGCAACAAGCGCTGAGATTGAGCTGGCTGCACAGATGGCATCTGATATGGGTGTGTTAAAGCACTCATTAACTGAAGGTGGTGGTAGCCAAGCTGGGTTCCTAGCAGAGATAGTTGTGGCCCGTCACATTGGGGCTACGCAGGCCAATACCTATGATTATGACCTAGTCATGCCTGACGGTAGAACCATTGACGTTAAGGCAAAACGAACAAGCGTGGAGCCTAAAGAGCATTACGAATGTTCTATCTTCGCGTACAACACTACCCAAGTATGTGACTTCTACGCCTTTTGTCGCGTACTCAATGATATGTCTACAGTATGGATTCTAGGCATTATCAAGAAAAAGAACTACTACAGTAGAGCTACCAAGCGGCTAAAAGGTGAGCATGATCCTAGCAACAACTTCACGTTTAAAGCTGACTCATACAACATGAGAATATCAGATTTGAACCCAAAGAATTAATTACAAAATAATTGTTTATATATACAAAAAGGTGTTGCGTTATGTACAGAAGTGTTTATACTGTTTGTAAGTTAAGTAACTAATTAAACAAAAGGAACACCCCATGTTAGAGCGCAATATTACAGAACGAGTTGAACGCATCCTTAGCGAGAACAAAACTGGCGTTAAGACTTATGCCAAGTACGAGGCTGCAGTTAAGGCTGCTGCCAAGATTACAGCAGCGCACATCTCTACCATCGGGTTTGCTGTTGGCGACAAAAGAACGCCTAGCCCAGCAGAGTTTGTTGTTACCTACATCCCTAGCTCTGGGCGGTTTACACCAGTAATACTTTTTAATAACTGGAATGCTGTAAATCGAATGGGCGGTTACCTTGGGTTTTTCGCTGTACAAGGCTTCATGTCTAACTAATAAAATAACGGGGCTTCGGCCCCTCGGAGCATCAAATGACTGATAATCAGCTTATTGAACTACACCTAAACAACACTGATCTAACCCTAATTAATTTAGCCGTTATCAGTGGTCGTAACTCGATTGAGGTTCTTAACGTACTAAAAGACTCTCATTTCATTGAAATATTAAAGAAGCAATAATAGGCTACGGCCCACGGAGAATCACATGAGCGCAAAAGATAAGCCAGTATCCATGCCGATGAATAAGAACTATTCTGAAGGGTACGATAGGATCTATGGTAAGAAGGATGTGCCAGTGGGTGAAGACCTTCGCCCAAAAGACCGAGTTAAACAGGGCATTAGCGGAACCACCGTTATTGAAAACTGGCCCATTGGAGGCAAGTAATGAGCATAATCTTCGTACCTAACATACCAGCGATCTTTAAACGCCCTAAAGTAAAGACTAAAAAATATAACTTTGGGAGCGGGCATATTACCGATATTAAGGTTAAAATCGTTCCCCGTGAACAAATGCCTTGGCCTGAGTCTGATCTGTTATTCCTAATTGAATTACGCGTATTAAAATGCTCGTATGAGGAATGCGGCAGATATTTAAACAGAACAGCTAACGCCTGTACGGGAGCGGTACAAACAAACAACCTTTACGAGGCTATACGCAAGAAGCGTAAGCAACTATTAGACGAGGCAATTAATGACTTTAAAAGAAAAGATACTACTGAAGAAGAAGCTGGATTACGTCAAGGGTGAAATAGCCAACTACGAAGCAGCCATCAAAGTAGGCAAGAATGAAGCATTCAATACCTACAATGAGAAGCGCATACTGTCACTAACCGTAGAGCTAGATTCTATTTTAGCTTGATGCCAGATAGCTTGCCAGACATCAGTTTGGTGAGCAACCCCCGCATACCGAACTTCACCACATAAACGCCCAAAATCAGGTATTGGTACCAATCAGGCATGGCAGCGAATGATTCAAAAGCTGCTGTGACTTCTTCTTGATAGCCTATGAATGATGCCGCTATAGGAATAAGCAGCAAGGCAATCATAATCTCGTCTAAGAATGACTTATCCATCTGCTTCATGGCAACTAGGTCTAGGTTAAATTCCTGAGTCTGTCCGCTGTCTGCTAGCTTGTTAGCCGCCCTTACACCTGCCACCTTAACGTCAGCTTCTGCCTGTACGCCTATAATGGCTGCTGCTTGCTTGGCCTTAGCAATGTCATTCTTACCGCTTAAATAGGTCTTGCCTAGGTCAGCGATGGGGCCAACTATTGATGAAAAAATACCCATAATTAATCCTTAATTTCGTAGTGAGGCATATCCTGCCACGACTTCCACAAACCACCCCACTTCAATGGGTAGCCTAGCTGGGCCGCTGCTTGGAGCATACTGGTAGCGATGATCGTTAAGTGGGCCTTATCCCACGAAGCCTTACCGTCTACATAGGCGTACAAATCCACCGCCTTGCCTGATTGATGATATGACTTATTGTTTACGCCATCAGCCTTTGACACGCCATCCTTAAATAGCTGGGCCTGATCTTCCTCTGACCTTAGTCCGCCCGTGGATGGTATTCCGAAGTCTATAGGGCTGATCGTAATGGCTAGGTCTGCAATCTCAATGAGCCTGCCATCCACGCCTGTTAAATTCTTTATGCTGTTATTGCCTAGTTTAAACATTAGTATGTACCTTCCCACACCCGTAGCTTATCAAAGTCACCACTGAGCATTTTACGTTTAACTACATCATCCATCGCTGGATCATCCCAGCCTATACCTGCTTCTTTAAGCCATTCGCTAATCAGTGCAGCATCGATGACGCCCACCAGCTTAGAATCGCCAAAATCAGCATTACCGTTCTGTCGTAGTTCTTCTGCACGATCCAACATAGGCGTCCAATCCTGCTGCTTAACGTGGATTAGCTTGCCGTCTTCTTCGTACCACTGCTCTGAAACCTTAGCCATTATATTTACTCCATAAAAAAAGGGATGCCGAAGCACCCCCTTATTGTAACACAATAGTGTTATTTAGCTGGTAGTACAGTCAGCAATCAAACCAAGCGCTTTCTCATTACGTACAACCAAAGTTGCCTCGCAAAGAATTTGGCGCTTCTCGTTATCACCTGTTTTACTAAGTGCTTCGTTCTTCATTGCACGTAAAGATGCAAGTGCTAGCTTATCCTTCTGGATAATCCAAACATCTTTGGCGCGGTTATGGCGCGATGGGGTAAACGTAACGCTGCCCCAAGGTGTCATATAAACATTTAACAAGTTTTCAACCTTGCCAGATGCGCCAGTGCTACGCTGGTTGTTGTTACCAGTAAAGCCAAGTGCTTTATTCATCTGGAATGTAGACAAATAAACAGTATCAGGCTTACCACCTTCTGCCCAAATTTCCTGCATACACGTATCAAAGTCAGCTTGACTAAATACAGTTGCAGTACCATCTGTACGAGCATCAGTACCGTTACCAGCAGGGTTAGCACCGCCAGAACCTACGTTAGTTACGTTGGTCTTAACAAAAGCCCCTAAGCCAGCTAATTCACGGGCAGTAGTAGCATTACCAGCTACGCGAGCATTGTTAGCAAACAAAGACATCTCAATGTCAGTCTTTTGTTCAGCGGCAATTTTCACGATTTGGTAAGACATCTCTTTACCACGACCAGCATTCTTAACGCTTTCATCTGTACCTGAAATAGTACAAGCGTTTTTGAAGATCTGGGTGTAGTTTCCAAGACGAACTGTGGCTGTAACTGAATCACCAGAAGTGTCATTACCTTCAATGTGAGCGTTAGTTGCAATCGCTGCGCGGTTAGCATCTGTCTGCCATTCGTGCAAAGTGTTGGTTGCCGATACTTTAGCAATAGAGCTAAGTAAAGGAGTTTCTTCAGGGGATACGTTGTAGATGACGTTAGATAAGTCCTCGCGTATGCCGACTGAATCGTATGTATCAAATGTATTTGCTGGTTGTGCCATGATAATTTCTTCCTAAATAATTTAAATTTAACTACTAAACAATAATGCGGCGGCGTCTTCTACGCTACCCGATCTTTTCAATTGTGACATTTGCTTACCGCGCTTTTTGCTATCGGAGTCAGGCTGCTTTTTGGCACCAGCTTTCATTAATGGTCTGGCTTTCTTCAGTTTAGATTCAACTGTAGATGTGCCTGCCACCATCTGATCGTACAACATGGCCTTGTGTAGAACCTTCATCGCTCGGTGGTCGATTATGGATGACATTTCTTCCGAACTGTACCCTTCGCTTATACCTTGCTTTAACAGCTTATCCTTCATCTTGGGTGCTTTAACCGCATCACCAAAATCTGGAATAGCCCTTTTAAGTTCTGACATTTGCTCTTGCAAGTGGGCTTCATCTGCCTGTCCTTGCGCCTGCTGCATTGCCTGTTGCTGCTGTCCTAATTGCTGTTGCTGGTGTTGGAACCTACCCATATCTTCACGATAAGCTGCATCTGCCTCAATGTACCCTAATGGGTCATCTGTCAGTTGCTCCCTCGTGGGTGGAGTTGGCTGGGTCATTACACCTTGCTGCTGCACCTGTTGCATAAGCTGTTCAAGTTGCTGACGCTGTTGGTTTAGGCCGTTATAGGCTTCTTCCGCTTGCTTCCGCGACTCTGCTGCTTGCTTCATGCCCTTCTGAATATATTGCTGGCCTGAGTAGCTTTTGGTTAAATCATTTAGAGTTACATTTACGTCTTCACCATCAACTTTAACGGTGTATGTATCTGGCTCAGTTTGATCGTCTGGCTCTTCTTCCGACTCATATTCTTCTTCGCTTTCGTCTTCGTCATCTGTGTAGACTACATCGTCATCATCAGATCCTTCAACTTCAGCTTCTTGTTCAACTTCGGTTTCTTCAACCTCCGCCACTTCGGTTTCGGTAGTTTCTACTTCGGCTGTCTCTGACTCTACTGGAGCCATTAACGCTTCAACTGCACTTTCAATGCTTTGGTTAGTCGTTTCCACGGTGCTATCCTATTTGCTGCGTTTGTCTTTCATAACCTCATTCGTTATTGCACTCTTGAGGATATGCTCAAACTGGTTTAATGCCTGCGTCATTGCATAAGCATCTTCTCTGGCTTCCGTATCGGATTTACCAGATTTAAGGAACTTTTTTACTTGTTCCTGTCGGATTATATCAAATACTGTCGTAAAAGTATCATCTTTGAGTAAATACTCGGCTTGTGACTTACTTATCACTGGATGCTACCCATACGCGGCATGGCTTGCATGGCCCGTACACGCTCAACATCAACCGCACTACCATACTGTCCTAGTATTTTAGCAGCCTCAATTAGAAGCTCTTGGTTCATCTTGTCACGGTTAAGGTCATCGCCCTGCTGTAATTCGCGGTATTTAAGCTGCAACTCAGCCAATTCTTTACCTTGAGCAGATTGCATTTCAGCAGCCTTAACCTGCATTTCAGCCTGCATCTTGACTTGGTCACCTTGCATCTTGCCTTGCATACGCATCTGATCGCTTTGCATTCTAGCCTGAGCCTTGATCTGTTCTGCTTGGATCAGTGCTTGTGCCATTGGGTCGCCCTGCTCACCCTGCTGTGCTGATTGCTCTGCCATCTGTGCCATTAACTGCTGCTCAGTCTCTGGTGTCATGGGTGCATAATAGCGGTCTGCATTTTTGAACCCACTTAGGGCCAAAGTATCTGCTAGAGTATTACGCATCTGTGTCATGCTAACTAGGCCGTTAGTAGGGCCATAGGTCTGCCAGATCTGCTGCTGTGTAGCAAAAGTTTGCATTAATGCTGCTGCCTTAACGTCTTCTTGGCCTGTTCCCAAACCTACGTTAATATCCATATCCATCTCAATATCCCAAACACTTGGGTCTACTGGTACAAATTGTCCGTTCAGACGCATCATTTGCTCGTCAGGGGAGTTTTTAACTGCAACGTGTAGCATTAGCTGGAATAACCTCTTAGTACCTTCAGCGAGGTTTCTAGCCATTACTTCAACCTGTCCAGCTCCTGCCTGTGCGGTCAGTGCTGCGGCTGTAGCTGAGGTGTTTTGAAGCATATCTGGGTTTAGGCCCATGCTCATTTTAGTAATGCCTGTCTTTTCTTCAACAAGCATATCTAGATACTGGAGCGCAGGTAGCGTTGAACCAGCTACGAAGGGAACCGTAAGTGGGTTAACAGAACCAATCTGCTCAGATCGGATAATTGCACCAATCTCGTTGTTTAACACATCGTCCATTTCAACCATGTCTTCGTTAACTTCAAGGCGTGGTGTGTTTACGAGTGCTACGTTATCTAGTATTCCGCGTAGTACGCTAGTCGTAGTGTCTTGGTCATTCATTACCAATTCAGCTAGTGAGCGACCATAGAATGCGTGTGGCTCTGGATCTACATGGAAGTCAGCAAAGGGAACCTTATCCCAAGGCTCCATGTCTAATACTTCGTATTCAGTACCACCACATAAGAACTTGTGTAGTGTAGGGACACCATCACCTTCTACGTCAATGCGCATATAGGCTTCTGTGACAACAATGGTACGCATCGATGGGTCGTTAGCTAGACCTTCTGTAGAGTCGATAGCATCACCAAAGCGCAATAGCTTTTCTTCATCGCCAACTAAAGAGTCATCATCAACGCCCGATAAGCCGTCAATAACGTCCCTATCGAATCCCATTGCCACTAGGTCGCCTGCACGTTTCTCTGTGCGGTGACAGACAATGTAAGCGTCATCAATAGATTTAGCTGAACCATCAATGAAGAATTCTTCTGGAGGTATGCCCTCAATGACCATTTCACCTTCTTCGTACTTGTGAGAAATGACCATGCTATGGACGTTACGCTCTAACTCAAAGCCATTTTCGTCCATTTCAATTTCAATTTCTTGACTGTGTTCTACAACCTCAACACCGTCTTTATTAGCCAATATCTGTACTTCTTCGTCAGATAGGTTTTCGTAAGTGTACGACTTAGCAATAGTTTCTTCGTTCCACCAGACCTTAGCTACGCCTACTTTCTTAACTAAAGCGTCATGTATTGCGTTACTTAGGATCTTGTAGCCGTTAGCTTTGTTGAATACCCAGTGCGTGTAGGCTGTCGCTTGTTCTGCGTTAGCTACGTCTTCTGGGCCTTTAGGTGTGAATTCTACGAACTTGTCATTAGACATGAACACACGCATCAGGCTAGGTTTAGCCCCACGAACTACGTCACGAACCTTAGTAGACACAACCCTAGAGCGGCCTTCTTCATGCTCTAGGTCTACAGCACCGTCAAAGTACCGTTGAGCGCGTTCACGTTGACTAGAAATGTCACTATCAACGTAATCAATAGCAGCTTGTATAGCGTCTGTGATTGCGCCTTGAATCTCGTCTTTTGACATTTTATCTGACATTACTTGCCCTCGTTAAGTTTTCGACCAGTGGTAACACTTGAACCGACTGACTGAGCCATTAACACTCTAGTTATAAATTCAGCGTTCTTATCAGACAGTCCGACTTGCCTCTTAATAGCATCATCCATAATTTTAAGCGCTACCACAGCTTCTTCGCCGCGTTTCTCAGTAAGTGCTTTAATAACATCAGTATACATTGCTGACTCGCGCATTGCTTCACCTGAAGCATTTGAGCCAGTTAATAGTTTAACCGACTCCTTAATGGCTTCAAGTGGCTTACCCTGCCTAATCATCTGCCACGGGCCTTCA